ATACGACGTCGCTGAGGACACACAAGCGTTGAACCTCGACGGCACGGAGGACGGCGCGACCTCCGACGACACCACCAATGTCACCGACTTCGTGATCGTCGCGCATGTGGCGTTCGCGGATTTGACGAGTACCGACACCATCGTGTCCCAGTGGGTCGGGGCAGGGAATCAGCGGTCGGTGACCTGGCGTAAGAACTCCGCTGCTGCGCTGATCTTGGACATTTCACCGGACGGTACTGCGTCCTCCACCGTCATCACCTACGCCGCCGACCTCGACAACATCGGCCTCCTAAACGGCGAACACATCTGGCTCAAGGTCTACTACGACGACGACACCGGCGCCGGGCAATACCTCTCCCGCATCTACTACTCCTACGACGGCGACACCTGGACCCAATTGGGCAACGACGCCACCGGCTCATCCATCGGTCCCCACGCATCCACTGGGGCATGGCATGTCGGTTCCCGCGACGGCGCACTGGACTTCACCGGCGACATCTTCGAAGCCCGTGTCTACTCCGACACCGCCGAGTCCACTGTGGATGTCGATCCGAAGTTCGATGATCCGGCCGAATGGCCCGACGACGGCCCCAACGCCGACGGCTCCGGCGCCACATGGACAATCGACTCGACCGGCACCATCGAACCACGCCAGATCGTGCACCACTTCGAGTCGACCGCAGCGCTTCCCGGTGTGACCGACGCCGCCACGAAGATCGGACTCGAAGTCGCCCTCGACGTCGATAACGGCGCATCCGGGCACACCGTCACCTTCCGCACCGCCAGCGACTACGCCACCTGGTCGACGCTCGGTGCCCCGGTAACCCGGGCCGGCACCCTGTCACCGGCGAATGTGACGCAGCGGTACACCGTCGGCGCCGACGACGACGCCGCGTCCACCCCCTTGGCGGGGGAGGTGTACCGCGCCAACTTCTACGACGACCTCGACGCCACCTCGAGTGTCGCCTCCCCACAATTCGCTGACCACCCAGAGTGGACGTTCACTGACACCACCCGCACCGACTCGGACGGGGTCCTGTGGACACTCGCCGGCGACGCCGCCATCGACCGGACCTGGACCATCGACACCTCAGACACCTTCGACGACGTATTCGTGTTCACGAACTGCGGGACCATCCTCAACCGGCTCGCCGACCGGACACAGAAATGGTGGAACGTCGACGCCGACGGGATCCTCTACTTCCAGGACCGCGCCACGAACACCGCCCCCTTCACCCTCGACGGCACCCGCTTCGAGAAGTTCACCGACATCGTCACCTCCGCCGCGCCGGACTACCGCAACGTGCAGTGGATCCGCGGCGGCCGAGACACCACCACCAGCCAAACGGAGATCTTCGCTGGTGACGGGCAACGCCGCACCTTCACCGTCGGCTACGAGATCAACGCGACCCCGACCGTCGAAACCAACATCAGCGGGGCCGGGTACACGACCAAGACGGTGGGGATCCTCGGTGTCGACACCGGCAAAGACTTCTACTGGAACCGCTTCTCCAAAGAGATCGTGCAGGACAACGGCGGCACGATCCTCGGCACCGCTGATCTGCTCCGCGTCACCTACGTCGGTGTGTACGACATGATCGTGCAGTCCACCGACGACGGCGAGATCGCCGCGCTCGCCGCTAGGGAAGGCGTCGGATCCGGGAAGGTCGAAGCCGTCATCGACCAGGCAGTCACATCCCGAGCCGCCGGATTCGGTCTCGCCGCCGGCTACCTGGCGCAGTACGGCACCATCGCTCAAGGCTTCGAATTCGACACCTACGAGTCGGGGCTCGCTGTCGGGCAACTCCTCACCGTCGACCTACCCGTCTTGGGTCTCGACTCCACCGAAATGCTGATCACAAACCTCCGCACTGAGCATCTCGGCGGCTCCGACACCCCCAGGATGCGACGCACCGTCACCTGCGTCGAAGGACCACCCGACCTGGGATGGACGAACCTGTTCCGCTGGCTCCTCGAACGCGACGCCCTCGCCGCGCTCGACAACATCGACGAACTCGCCACCACCGTCGAACTCGACACCGTCGCCGAAACATGGGCGTGGACCGAAGCAGTCGCCGCGACAACGGCCACCTGCTCGTTCCCGTCCACCTCCACCTATCCGTCCACCTCCACCTACCCCTGTTAGCCTTCGCTCCCATGAGCCCCGTCATCCAGGAACGCATCGGCTGGTCAGGGCTCATCACAGCCCGCATGTGGCACCACCCCGGCCTCACCGCAGGATGCGACCTATGCCTCCACTACAGCGTCTGTTCGGCGCACCCCAAGACCCTCATCGACAGGGCCACCGCCCGGAACCTCATCACCACCGCCGGCCTCGACTTCATCCGCGACGCCCTCTCCGACACCAGCCTCAACGCTGGCATCCGATATGTGGGATGGGGAACCGGGGCCACCTCCCCGACAGCTGGCGACACCACCCTCGACGTCGAAGCAGGCCGCAAAGCGGTCACCTCGTTCGCTGATGGGACCACCGGCAAGAAAACGACCACCGTCTACCTGGGACCCGACGACGCCAACACCACCCTCGAGGAACTCGGCTGGTTCGCCACATCCACCGCCACAGCGACCGTCGACACCGGGGTGCTGGTTGCCCGGGTGCTGTATCCGGGGGGGTCCACGACGAAGGACAACACGAAGTCGATCCAGATCGACCGCACCGACACGTTCGCCTAGAAGAAGGAGACTGCGATGGGACGCTACGTCGGGTTGACCTGGGAGAACTCACCGTCCACCGCGACACCCCTGTCAGCAGCGAACCTCCAAGCCCTCGACGACGCCATCGTCGAAGCGATGCAATACGTGCCTCCCGGTGTGATCTTCGCCTACGGAGGAGCCACCGCCCCAACCCATTTTCTGCTCTGCGACGGCTCAGTCGTCTCACAGACCACCTACGCGGATCTGTACGCGGTCATCGGCACCGTCTATGACACCGGCGGGGAGGGCGGCGGCAACTTCCGGCTCCCCGACTTCCGGGGCCGCTTCCCGCTGGGTAAGGCCACGTCAGGGACCGGGTCGACGTTGGGTGAGTCGGGCGGCACCATCGACCACACCCACACTTTCTCGGACGGGTTCACCACCGGCGGCCCGAGCGCGACAGGCCTGCGCGAGATCGGCAGCAGCGCAGTAGTCGCGATTTCGACCCACTCTCATTCGGGGTCGGTGTCGGGCACCACCGGCACCTCAAACCCGCCGTACCTGGTCGTCAACTTCATCATCAAGACCTGATGATCACCCGGGACCACCACCTGGGTGCCGCCGCGTTGAGACACCGCCGAGATACCCGGCAGGTACACGCGGAGGCATGCAGTGGATAAGGCCATCGGCGTCGACGGGATCCGTCAGGAGGTTGCCGGGATGACCCCCGAGGAACGCGACGTCCTGATCCTCAATGAACTTCGGGAGATCAACGGCAAAGTCCGGGAGCATCATCGGTTGTGGTTCGGCGCTCCCGGTGATCCGGACGACCACGGGTGGCTCCCGGAGATCCGCGCGAACACCGACTTCCGGCGTACCTGGCAGATCGGAGGGAAACTCGGCAAGGCGCTGCTCCCGATCTTCGGGACAGGGATCATCGCCAACCTGATTTTGGGGATCATCAACTTCCTGCAGGCCGCACCGTGACCCGGCCGCTCGCCATCACCCTCACCGTCGCCGTCGCGGTGCTCACCGTCGTCACCGTCGCCATCGTTCTCTCTCTGTTCACCCCGGACCCCCTCGGCGATTACCCCCTCCAGCAAGTGATCGCAGTCACCGACACCGCGGTGATCGTCGAGGGCACCAAATGCGTCGACGCTGATGAGCCGATCCATGTGGCCGGCGGCTACTCCTGGTACTCGGCCGACACCCCCGGTCTCGTCATCGGACGCGTCGAAGTCGCCACCATCCGCCAGCCAGGATGCACAACGGTCCGCTACTCGAACGCCTACCCTGAGAGCATCACACCAGGGACATGGCATCTCGCAGGGGAGGAATGCCCCATCAACCCGAACACCGGCGCGAGGAACGGTCGATGCCGAAGATGGCAGACCGAGAACTTCATCGTCCCTGACCAGGGAGGCTGACATGGCGCTATCGACACACCAGGCCCGATTGCAGTGGCCCGAACTGATCCACACCGACGAGATCACCCGGCCACCGTCACGGTCCACCTGGGCGAACCGCATCCTCGAGCACTGCGACGAGGTGATCCTCTTCACCGGACCCCCCGACTACACGACGAACGGGAAACTACCCCTCAAGGTCCACCGAGACGCCGTCGAAGCCTTCGAGACGCTCGCTGCGCTCTTCTACCGATGGCGATACCCGTTCGGGGAAACCGCCGGCGGCACCCTGTCGCTGCGGCAGATCCCCAACTCCGGCAAGTCGAGCCTCCACGCGCATGGCATCGCGTTGGACATCAACCCCCGCCAGAATCCCTATCCGTCGACTCGGACCACCATCCCCGACGAACTCGGCGACGCAATACGCAATACGCGCACCAAGTCGGGTCATGAGGTGTTCCGCTGGGGTCTGGACTACTTCTCAGACCCGATGCATTTCGAACCGACCGGCACCGACCGGGCCAACATTCGCAGCGGGATCGACCCGACGTCGCTACCCGACGGCACACTCGAGGACTACTACCAATGGACAGGGCAGCAGCCAGGACAGGAGGAAACCATGTTCGTGAACCAGGGCGACCGGGGGCCGGTCGTGGAATATTGGCAGCGGCGACTCAACCGGCTCGGCGCCACCCTCAACCCCGACGGCATCTACGGCCCCAAGACCGCCGAAGCCGTCGCCGCCTTCACCGGCTCCGCCGGCAACGCCATCGGACCCACCGAAGCCGAGATCCTCGACGCGTTCGACACCAGCGGCGGCGGCGGGCAGTACCTCACCCCCGGCGTCTACCAGATCGAACTCCGGAAGCAGGGAGGCTGATATGCCGGAACTCGGACTACTCGGGCTGCTCGTCGTTGCCGCCGGTGTCATCGAACACGTCGTGCGGCGGCTCAAACTCGAAGCCGGGCTCACCGGCTGGAAGGTCGAAGCTGTCGCCTACGGGCTCGGCGTCCTCACCGCCACAGGGTTGAACCTCCACGCGTTCTCCACCCTCGGCGCATCCGCAGGGATCAGCCCGGCACCGTGGGCCGACGCTGTCCTGACCGGACTCACCCTCGGATCCGGATCCGCTGCAGTGCACCGCTTCTTCGGACGCGGCGACGACGGCTCCGGATGGGATCCCTCCGACCTGCCCTGACCACCGGGATCCTGGTGGCAGCCCTCCTCACCAGGGAGGGCCCCCATCTCTTCGCTGCGCATCAATTCGTCTACGGCTTCGAGTGTTACCTCTGCCGGGTAGCGACCGATGAGCCGCCACGCCCATCGGAGGACGGATGGGTACACCCGACCTGCGCCGACGATGCCCCCTCCGACTAGACACCCGCCGCCCTGGGCTGCTATGTTGAATCTGACACCCGAGAGAGAAGGGACAAAATGGCCACCACGAACGGCGACGTCGGTAGACACCTGCTCGAACGGTACGCCCGTCAGGGATACGACGTCACCCGGTTCCACGTCACCCGGCTCCACCCCGACGGATGGCTCGCCCAAGGCGAAGCCCTCAACCCCGACGGGCATCGGATCCTGCTGACCGCGACCGGCACAAGCACAGAGATCACGTCGGAACGGATCACCGACCTCACCGACGACGACCCCTTCAAGGACCTCTCATGAGGACCATCGACACCGTCGACTACACCGACGGGACACCGCTGACGGTCACCGTCGCTGACCACGCCACAGGGTTCCTGGTGATCCGGCAGGCCCGCAAGACATGGAGATGCGAAGCGTCCGACCGCGAGCAGCACCCGGTCGGATGCTCCAAGTGCATCGGGAAGGGCCGCAACTACCTCGAGTACCTCGGGGAGGCAGCCGCCTACGAGTCGGGGAAGCGGTACTGCCGCCGATGCGGAGTCCACACCTGGAAGAACTATCTCGACATCGTCCGTGGGGAGACACCACCGGCACCCGACCCGGCGGCGGCGGCCCTGCAGCGGCTCGGCCAGGAGATCGGGAGGGCCTTCGGATGACGCTGCACTTCACCGCCCCCTACGACGACGTCGACCGCCCCGACCATCCCCGAGCGTTGGACTGCCTCACCGACTACGGACTCCCCCGCGACCCGCATCTGATCAAGACGGTGGACCGCAACGGGCCGCTGGAACCGGACGGAGGGGTGCCCTACGAGATCGAGCTCACCGGCTTCGGCCGGCTCATCTACGACATCCTTGTACCCCTAGACGCGGCAGGGCCCTCGAGGGGCGCCACCACAGCACACCTCGAGGGCCTTCTGCCTAGGACCCGAGAGAGTCCCACGACCCGACACGATACCAGCCAGAGAGGACCTACAACATGACCACGAAAGCACCGCCGCTCATCGATCCCGCCGAGATCATCGGGATGAAAGACATCGCCGGACTCTGCGGGGAGCACGGCTACCCGGTGAAGGACGCGACCGTCGACACGTGGCGTCGCCGGGCCCGGGACACCGACGGTGAACGGGA